CGGCATCAGCTCGCGCGGACTCGACGAAAGGCACGCCGGCTCGATTGAACAGGCATCTTGCGTACTCAATGCCTTCCGACTTGACCTGCGTGACGATGAGCCTACGACGCACACCACCATCGCCGCCAGTGGTCGTGCCGACATGGCCTTCAGCGAACCAGAAGCCCAGCCACTCAAAGAAATCAGCACTCAGCGACTGCTCATCACCAACCCAAGATGCATCGCGCTTGACGCGATAAGACCCACTCCCTTCTATGTCGCGAGCAAGCTCGAAACGGTACGGGCTCCACACCTTCGCGCGAGTCTCGATCTTGGAGACATACATGCGGTGGTCGGGTGTGACGCAGAAGTTCACAGTCTCCGACTCGTAGGCGACCATCTCGCCTTTGTACGGAGCGCTGTAGTAGTAGGTCGGCAGGACGAATTGAAGATGCCCATCGACCAGGCTCGCCACCCGGTCATCCTCTTCCAGATCCTTGAACAACTGCCAGCCTCGACGCTCGGTCAGTATCTCCGTTTCGTCGTCGTAGCAGTTCCTCACTGCCAGGCCGCGTGTCCTGCGCACGCCGTCGGCATCGGGCTCCTGATCGAGCATGACCCGAAACGACTTCCAGCAACTGGCGTTGGTCTTGGACGAGCCCAGCGGCCCTGTGATGATGGTCCGCTGCTCTTTGGAAAGCAGGTAGCGCTCCAAGGTCGGCCCCTGGGGCTTGTAGGCGTACTCGATTTCAGCCATTTCCAGGCGTTTTGAATACTTGTGGACTACAAGACAGCGCTTCAGGCTGTTCCAACCCCGCGTTTTCGGGAGACCAACCAGCCATTACATGAATACTTTTGTTCACTTCACGCCTTGCCGGTGAAGTCTTTGACGCGCACGGTCGGCATCGTGAGTTCCAGCTTGTCGTTCAGCATGCCCATGTGGCGCATGGAAAGCTCCAAAGCGCCCTTCTTGTCGCTGGCCTTGAACTTCTTGCTGATCGCCAACTGGCCATCTGTGCCGATTTCGACCATCTCAACGCTCATGATCGCCGCCGCTGTGTCGTCGTCCAGATCCACAACCCGCTTCAGCGTGCCATCGGCGTTGAATATCTTGCGGATGTCGAACAGCGCCAGGCGCTTCAGCTCCAGAAGCACCCGCTCCTGTGTCAGCTCGACCTTTTCTGAGCGCTTTGCCAGCGCTGCATCAACAGCGAAGCGCACACTAACATCGGCTAACAGCCTTGCTGCTTGCTCGTTTGCTGTGTGCGCGCTGTAGCCTGCTCGTTTTGCAGCCTGGGTTCCGTTCAAGTCGATCAGGTATTCGTCAACGAACCGGGCCTGCTTTGGCGTGAGCTTCTTTTGAGCGGGTGCTGATGCCTTTGGCTTGGCTTCCAGCGATCCTGAGACGCCGGTTCTGCTTAAATTTTCAGCAGTTTCGGGCTTTTGGGCCTGTTTGGGCATTTCAGAATGCGGCGACGCGCTGCTGATGGGGTTCGAGAGTGCTCATGGTTTTGTCCTGGGGAAAAGGGCGCCCGGTCCTGGGTGGTCCGGTGTCCGGGCGCTTGAAGCCCTGGCAACTGCGAGGTTTGTCAGGGTGGAGACAACTCTGGGGGTGCAGGCCCGCCACGGGGACGCCTGGAAAGGTGAAGGCGTGCATCCGTGGCGGGTTTACTGCGGGTGGCTCCGGGTTTGCCCACCCGGGGCTGGGGCCACGCTTGGCCTTCCTGCGGTCCTCTGAGCAAGGGCAGGTCAGTTTGTGTTGCGTGGGTTTGATGGGTTGCGAAGTCCCGAATCGAACGGGAAACCTGCCGGGTATGAGCCGGCCGCTCTTCCTATTGAGCTACTTCGCGTCAAGGGTGCAGGGCGCGGGCCTATGCGGTGAGGCGGTTGGTTGAGGGTCCGGCCCTGCGGAAAGGTTGCCGGTTACGAGTCCGGCGGTATTGCACCCGGTTTAAGCCCGATGTATGCGGCCGGGCCGAGAACTCCCCGTGGGGTCGGCGCGCTCCGATCTGAGGCGATAGCGGTCTTTTGTGCGGTGGGGCGATTGTTCCGGCTGGCTCGGTCGCTGGCCCACCTAATTGATCCAGAATGCACCGCACTCTCGGCTGGCGGCGTACCCGCGGGCTGTCCCCGCGCTGCTTTCATGGCGTTCGTCCTGGGTTTGTTGCCTGGACGCTGCCTTGATGGGCTTCATTTGAAGTCGGCTATCCCTCAAGAGGGACGGTGCACCGTCATCGCCGTGAGGCCAGCTGTCAACAGCACGGAACGCATCAAGTACTGCCGGTGCGCGAATTATGCATCAGTGCTGGTTTTCTGTGCAACTTCGCTTTGCCCAACTTGACGATGCGGCGGACTAAAGCCGCCGATCTGGGAGTTAGCCCGCTTGTGGCTCACGGGGCGTTTCTCATGTCGTGGCTCATCGCAGTGCAGCCGCACCGCGAGCACGTCGCGCTCCACGCACAGCCGTCATCGCTCTCCCAGCCCTCGCCGTCCCACTTGTGTTCGCATGGGCCACCCGTGCCGCATGCGCAGTAGCACGCGGCCGGGTTGAAGTTGGAGCGCAGGCTTTGCAGCGGCACGCCCCACTCGTCGGCCATCTTCTGGTGCATCTCCTGCACGGCCGCATTGCGGCGGTCGCGCAGGGCCTTGAAGTCGGGCGCCGCTTCCATGCTCAGAACGTGGTGGGCTGCGCGATGCCGCGAATCACGGCCATGAAGCCGCGTTGCAGGTCGGTGGCGCCGATGCTCACCCAGCGCTGGTCCAGGCTGGGCGCCGGGCCGTCCGGCGTCTCGTTCACGAACGGCACGCCGTTGGCGCCGGTCGCGGGCATGGCGCGCAGCTTGGCGATGTAGGCGCCGCACTGCTCGGCCAGCGCCTTGCCCTCGTTCATCAGCGCCGCTTCCACGGGCGTCAGTTGGCGGTAGCCGGTGATCTTCGGTTGCGTGAAGGTTTCCATTTCGTTCCTACGTTGTGCCGCTTTTCGGGGGAGCGGGCTAACCCCTCATTCCAGCCGACGCCTAGCGGCGCGGCTGAATTCGATCGTTGGGCTTCACGCCAATTGCTTCTTGATTTCAATCTCTGCAGTGCTGTACGCCTGGCCCATGAACCTCATGAGGTCGGCGGCGAACTCGCGTTCAGCAACATCAAAGCCAACGCCGTCGTTGGTTCTGCCCGATCCGTTGCATCGCCTGCAGATGTTTTGAATCTTGCCGTCGTATCCACCGGTCATTCCTACGCCGCTACACGTCGGGCATGTCGGGCTCAGAAATGCCTGAAGGCTCCGACCGACGATAGCCCCGATCTGCTTGTCTGTGAGCATCAACCGGCGCTTCGTTGCCCGATCCAGTGCCCATAGGTACAGAGCCTCCTTTGTCTCGCTCAGGCTTCGCAGCTGCATCATGATCAGAAGCATAGCGGTCAGATCGTTGTTGGACACCCTACGAACATCCTGGGCGACCGAATCGTATTCTTGCATCAGCCTGAGCAGCTTCGGACCAACACCGTGGACCATGCCAGCCGCGGCCACGATGTCAGCATCCCCTTGGCGGTGCTCGGTCATGCCCAAATTGCTTGTGTGGGCGGCGCGGGCGTAGCGCTCTGCTGTCGTTGTTCGGTCTTCGGTCATGCTGCGCCTTTCGCGTGGTTCTTGATCCGTTTGCGCCATTGCTTCACGCTCTCATGGCCTGCTGCCTCCTGGCCGGCGCCAAAAACTTTGGTCAACGCTGCCTCATATTCAGGCGTGGCGGTTTTGGTGGTCACGCTGGCGAACAGCTCAGGGCCTTGCGCCAGCGCGCGAGCGGCGCAGCCTTTGCAGTCAGCCTGATACCGTCCGCTGAGTGGGTTGGCGTCTGCCCTTTCACAGGCTTGGCAGCTCATAGCGCCATCACCGTGACATCGTGGCTTTGCCTGCGGCCCTGGTAAATCTCTTGGATTCGGCGCTCAGTCAGGCGGTGCGCGCGGATGACGCTTCGTGCCGACAGGGTGTTCAGCACCATCTCGTAGTCCTCAAGGATTGCCCGCACGGCTTTGATGCCTGGGCCGTCCAGCCGGATGTTCTTGCCGTTGAGGCTCCGCTGTCCGGCCAGCGCCAGCCCGGCAATGGCATCTGGGATCAGGCGGTCGGCGTCGGTGATCTGCACGTCGTCGCCGTCGCAGTCTTTCCAGATCCCGTGCGTCACCAGCGTTTCCATGATGTTCACGGCATCGCTGCACATGCGCCAGTCGGCGGGAGTAGGCGCGTCACCGGATTCGATGGACTTCAACCCGCTCTTCATGCGCTCAAGCTGGTAGCTGCGCTTTTGCAGCGGAAGCAACTCGGTCGGGCTGGCCATCATTTCATCAAGCAGGCTGTAGGTGTAGATCGTCTTGCGCTTCATTCCTGACCTCCGCTCATGGCCCAATGCTTGGCCTTCTCCAGCAGAAACACCGCTTCGGCGCACGTCATGCGCGAAGAGCGCACCACCAAAACACCGTCCTGGTCGTAGCCGACGATCAGGGTGTCCGTCATGTCCAAGGCCTTGGCGCTTTCAAGGGCCTGCTCGGCGTTGAATGCGGTCGAAGCCGGCAAGGCGATCACGTTCATGTTGTTCATTCAAAAAGCTCCAGCGTCCCAGCCTTGGCGCGGCGCGTGGCGTAGGCGGTCTTCTTGTGATGCTCGGCGTCGTACCGCAGGTGGCACCGCTGGCACCACGCCCGCAGGTTGTCGTCGTCGCAGTTCTCTGGCGTGTGGTCAAGGTGAGCAATGGTCAGCACCACATTCACCATCCGGTCAACCTCGTAGCTGCTGTGGTGGCACTGCCCAAGCAGCGTCCCCGATTCGGCGCAATACACGTAGGCGCTCGACAGCATGTAGGTGTCCGCGTCGTCGCCTTTGCCGCGTGCGATCCGCTCGCGGTTCGGCGCCTTGCACTTCTCGCAGCAGTGCCCAGCGCGGGCAAGGATGCGCTCCCGAATCTGCTTCCAGTCTTTCGGGTAGCGGTGCTTGTTCTCAGGCTTGATTGGCATGTGATTCCTCCGCCATGGCATTGACCTTGTTGATCAACTCGGCTTGCTTGCCGTACCTCGCCTCGAAGCGAGACTTATAGGGGTGAACGGCGATCAGGCCCGGAACTCCTGTGCCGTCTTGGTGGTGGCCAGCGCACAACGGCAGCACCAGCCGGTGCGCTCCAGGCTTGGTGCGTCCGTCAACGTGATGGATTGAAACCTCGGGTGAATGGTTGCCGTCCAGGCGGCAGGCGATGCAGCCCAGCGATGCAATGCGGTCCCAATGCTCGCGGTCTGCCTTTGTTGGAGTGGAGCCTTTCATGCCTCGGTTCCTTCCCGCTTCGGCGTGCGAGTGGCGTTGACGATTTCCCCCGTCTCGGGATCAATCACGCGCTCAGTGAAGATCACGCCAGCCTCCGTGCCGAATGCATACAGCCACTCAATGAAGGCGCTGCGAAGCGTCGTGCAAAACTCGCGCGACTGAACTCCCATCAGCACCACCTCACCGCGCAGGCCACGGCCCATGCGCAAGTCACCGAACCGCGCCCATTCGTCAGGGAACAAGCGCAGGGTGTCGATGCGAAAGGCGGAAATCAGGATTCGCTTGGCGTCTTCTGCGTTCGCAAGGTCGCCGCCGATCTGGTGAGAAATCTCGCCGATCATCGCGTGGTATTTCGCCACTTGGCCGCTCTTTTTGGTGGCTGGCTTGAGCGTTGCCACCATGCCGTGACCGGCCATGTTCATGGCCTTCACGAATTCCTTGAATGGTCCGCTGATGGTCTTGTGAGATTCGATCCAGTTCGGCGGCAAAATGAATATCTTGTTCATGCGGCCTCCTGCTGTTCTCTGACAAGTAGGCGATCAAGATGCATCGACATACTCCCACCGCGTGCCATCACACGGAACTCTTTGCCCGACACACCACCGACCAACGGTCCT